CCGCAGGTGGAGACAGTATAGTTTCACTTGTTAAAACTGTAGATGTAATTGTTGATGATTTACATAATATTGATTTGCCAGATATTCATACGGATATTGCAACAGTTGACGGTTTAGTTGACACGATTAAAACGCGCACAGAACACCATTTAGTTACACGAACATGGTTTAGTGCCCCACAAATCAGCGTAACCGCAGACACAACACATACAGATGCCGCATTACCAAGCGTTGTACTGCCAAATATTACAGGCATAATCGTTTCAGTGTTTGCAGGCTTCAAGTTTAGAATGATAGAAAACACCAATGCCGCCGTAAACAAACTAAGTGGCGCTCAAGAGATTCAGGTTAAAGAGAACGCGGCAGGCGCATTCACTGATTGTATAAACTTTGTTGACGACCAGTTTGGGCTTGCGGCAACTACCCGTGAAGGTGGCGACTGCATTATAGGCGCATTAGATGTGGTTGCTGAAGTAGCGGTATTTAACAAGACTTACGCTTTCCAATGGGATGAACCGTTAACAGACCAGAACAGCCTCGTGTTTAATGATGTGCAAACGTTTTTGATTGTCAGTTACTACTAGAGGTTTATGTCACATGTCATTTTTTGAGTCGTTCATGTGCCCAGTCACCCAATTACAAGGCGTAAAAAACCTAACTATAACAACGCCCCCGCTTGGTCCTTACCAACCTGCTTTAGCATCAACCAAACAATACCCGCCGCGACTGGTTAAAAAACGGAAAGAAAACTTGGAATTGTTCAAGTTAATAATTTCATATTTAGAGTTGAAAACACAACAAGCATAAAGGAAGTAAAAAATAAATTGTATGGAAACATCCAAGATTATGAACGCCCATTAAAATGGGATAGCCCAAAATTTACTATTGAGGAAACAGAAAAAGCAATCATAATTAGAGGCATCGCCGTTCCAGCAAACACAACAAGCAAAAACAACAAGCATTACACTGCCACAGCATTAGCCGCTGGTGCCCACACCTTCAACGGAAAACCTTTAACGATCAACCATGACGGCACAAAAATAGCTGGCAATGTTCAAGAAATGTATTACGATGAAGAAACAGATGCTATGCGTTATAAAGCAATAGTTAAGAATCAACCATATGTAGGTTTAATTCGAAGCAAAAGCGCAACTGTAAAAGGCGTTAGTATAGAAGCAACTTATCTTTTTAACCGTTGTAGAGATTGCGGCAAAAACTTCTACACCGCTGAAGAATTCAAGTCACATTCTTACAAGGAACATTTTAAATCCGTTTCTTTAGATGAACCTCATGGTTTAAAAGGTCAAGCTTTAAGCATTGTCCTCTCGCCAGAGGAAGCGGGTGTAAATGGAAACACTTTAGAGATCGCTGAGAAAAACGCGAATAAAGATATGTTTTGGTTACTTGAAACTATTATTCAAAGTAACATGGAGAAAGAAAAAATGAGTACTACCCAAACAGTTAAAACTAATGGACAGATTGGTCCACCTTACACTGTAAAAGAGCAAGCATCCGTTTCTAAGCAGGAAAAGAAAACTTACGTTGATATGGAATCATGTGTGAAAGATGGAAATTCAAAACAAGAATGTATCAGTATGATGAAAGACGAAGACCCCCAAACTAAAACTAAAAAAGAAAAGACATCCTCGTCACATGACGAAAGCGACTTTGCAGAAACACAAACTCACAAAATCGTCGAGAAATTAACGATTAAAGAGGAATGTGGCAAATTTGATTTTGACGCTTGTTTAGCATCAGGCAAATCTGAGGAAGAATGCGCGGCAATAGCTAAAGAGAAACGTGAAACAAAAGAATACAAGCAATCGTCAGTAACTAAAATTAACGAGTTAATCGAAGCTTTCAACGGCTTAAAGTTTCCTGTTGACGATAAAACATGGATCAAAGAAATAGCGGCAATAAAAGAATTGGTTGCTAATAAAACAAAGGAAATCGCTGAGTGCATACAAGCGTTGCCTGCAGATGATGTTAGCTGGAACGAAAAGATCACCATACTGCAAGAAATGCTTATAACTGAAACAAAGAAATTAACTGAGGCAATCCAAAACCTGCCTAAAGACGATTTAACATGGAACACTAAAATAAAAGATGTAACAGAATCCTTACAGAACAAGATGACTGGCATTGGCAGTGAACTGTTATCTTTAGCGAATACTGTAAAAACGGAAATTTCCAAGTTACAAGAAACTGTCTCATCTGTTCCTAAGGACGAATGGAAACAACCGTTAAAAGAAGCAATAGACACTATTCCTAAGGACGAATGGAAACAACCGTTAACTGAATCAATTAAAACCTTACAGGAAACCTTTAAAACTGACATAACCAAACTAAACGATGCTGTCTCCACTATTCCTAAGGGAGAATGGGAAAAACCTTTAACTGAAACATTCGAAAAAACTAAAACATTAGTCAATGAAACAAGTAATACCGTAACCGCCAAACTCACTGAACAAGAAAACCTGTTCAAGCAACTCTCAGAAAAATACACTAACATGGCAGGCACATTTACTCAAGAAATAGCAGATACTAAAGGGTTAATTGGGAAACTGCAAGAAACCGTTAATTCTCAACAATCCGAAAACGCTAAAGTTAAAGAGATGTACGAGAAAAATCTTGCGGCATTCGAAAAAGACATCAAAGAATACTATAAACCACTTGAAAAACGCGCTGAAGAACTAGAAAAAACAGTTAAAGCGCAAGACGAGGAACTGAAAGAAACCAAAAACAAACTACAAGAAACCACTACTTTAGCAGAAAACACGAGCGACAAGTTAAAGCCTGAATTCAAAGGCAAAGCCAAAGAAACAGTAACCAAACAACAAGCACCAACAAGTTTTAACCCATACGACCCAACCCGTAAACCATAAGTTTTAACCAGAATTTCAAAGTAACACTTCAGAAACCCTGAGGTTACACCCTGAACAAGGGAAAAAACAAAAATTTTCCTTAAAGGAGGAAAACAAAATATGACAGATATGTGGGATACACAAGAAGGCTACATTTGTCAAGGACAAATCATAGGCTTCATAACATTAGGAACCGCAGTTGTAGCAGGCGACCTCTTAAAATGGGGCACCAGCGCAGCAAACAAAGTAGTAATGAATCAAGGTGGCGACGCTGACGGCGATGCTCCAGCAGTAGCATTAAAATCGGGTGTCACAGGCGATACTATACCGGCAGTATTCAATGGTGTCATGAAAATGGTTGCACATGTAACCGTAACCGTTGGACAAATCGTTGAAGGCGTAGCAACAGCAGGAACAACCATCACTTACGGACAAGTCCAGCCAATACCAAACCTCGCAACAGGAAATGCAGTACCGGTATTCGTGGGACTAAACGGTACAGGAACAAGATTCCGATTAGGAATAGCACTACAAGACGGCGCAACACCAGGCGACGAAATCCTAGTGGCAATAGGCAGGTTAGCTTAAAAGGAGAATGATGACACATGGGATTTAGTCTACAAGAAATCATGGATAAAACAGCGGCAAACCGTAAACTTATCGAAGATGAAATGGATAGAACACATGGAGGCTTTCACCCTCAAGAAATAAGCATATACCAAAACTTAAACGATTCCGACAAAGCAGGCATATTTGAAACTGTAAGCAAACTACCCTTAAGTTACTGGCTCGCGGCAGGCGCGGTAAACGCAGGCTTAAAAGACGCGTCAGTCCTTAAAGAATTCATCGCGCACAGCGGATCATTAACAACAGGAACCATAGGTGCACAAGGCTTCAACTACCTACTACCAGACATCATGTATACTGCATTATTCGAAAACGCACGCGGCGAAGACATAGCACCATTAGTAAGCAACATCCTAGACTGCCCTGGACCAGAATTGAAAGTTGACGCTGAAGCAGACGACAAATTCAAACCAAAATTCACCAGCAGCGGTGGAGAAGCACCATACCAAGCAATCACTACAGCACAACAATCAATTAAGCCTAAAACGTTCACTATGAACATTGGTTGCACCAACGAAATGCTTGAAGACAACCTTTTCAACGTGATGGCAAGCCATATAAACATTGCAGGTAAAGCAATGGGTGAATTCAGCACAAGAATGTGCCTATTTCCAATCATGGATGACCATCGCGCATCAGCAACAGAGTACCGTATAGAAGGCGCATACAACCTCTTCAACACAGGAGGCGCAACAACCCTTGACTGGAGCGACATAGCTTACGGTTGGGGACAAAACAACACTGACGGCTTCAAATCAAACGTTGCAGTCGTCGCGCCAGAAGCGCCAGCCGCACTGTTCATTGGCCAAGCAGGATACCCGATGCCGCTGGATCAAGCAGCCAAAATCAACTTTAACAGCAACCCAATCACCAACATGAACGGCATAGACATCATAGGCACCAGCCACATGACAACCAGTGATACTCCAGCCGCTTTAAGTTGGCAATCTGGACTTTACAGTACCCACTGGCACGCGTTAGTAATGAATAAAACCTATGGCATTCAGACTGTGCGTAAACGTTGGCTAAAAATTGAGAACTACAGTGACCCGATCAAAGATTTGGTTGGTGCAGTTGTTAGTGCTCGTCAAGGTCACTTGGTTGCGTATGCAGACGCTGTTTGTGTTGCAAGCTACGCTTAAGTCTTCTAAAGTATCTCTTAAAAAGGATTGTTAAACGGGAACCATAGTTTCTTAGGTTCCAAAATTTAACTTGAAATTTACATTAACATGCCTAAGAGGGCAAAATATTGAAGCTTCTTACCAAAATAGGTGTCATTTCCCCACGTTTATAAGTAACCTTACCATTTGGTGACTGAGCAACTGTACCTAAAGGAATATCTGTTGCTTTCTTAAGTTTCCATACTTTATCCCCTTTCTTGTTAAGCTTTATAATGATGCCGGCTTCAAGGCTTGTAGCGGCTACTAACATAACAATACTCATTCAGTCTTCACCTCTTTAAGGTACCGAACCATTAAAAAATATGAGATTACTATCAGTATAATCGCTGTCATGCTTCCTATGCTTAGGTAAATGTTTATGTAATAAAATATCCAAGCTAAAAAGCCTAATAAAAGCACGATGATTTTAAGGGGTAAAAGAATCTTATCTAAAAACTTCATTCAGTCTTTCAACCTAATTAGAGATTGTTGTTCTCAATATTGTGTTTACTGCTGTGTTGAAGCTTGGAATCTTCTCTTGCTGTTTACGCCAATCGTCAATAAGTTTAACCACATCATCATCAAAACGAATAGAAGATGTCTTAGTCATTTCTTCACCTAACAACCATTGGTATTAGTAGTATAAATAATTAACTCATAGTCATTTCTCATAAGGATTTGACGTAACCCCCTTAATTGGAGTGGTCTAAATCTATGTTTAGTATACAAGAATGTGTAAGTAAAACCGAAAACCAACTTAAAACAATAGAAACTTACATGGATTCTCACGGATACTTCGACCCCTACGAATGCAACCTATTCATGGGTTTAAAGCGGAGTACACAACGGGAAATCATGGAAACCTTCAGAACCGCATCTTTAAAAGAAATTTTGGATTCAACACAATCATCAACAGGCACTTTGGGGGCGCAAGGCGCAAACTATCTTGTCCCCAGTTACGTGTCCGCTAAACTCTATCAAGCCATGAGTTGCAGCGACATAGCCCCCGCTGTCTCAGCCGATGTGCCATTGAATCAAACAGGCGAAAAAATCTACATAAACGCTCTCGCAACAGCACTAGCGCAACGTTCAGGATTAGGTGGCGCATCAACAGCTGGACCAAAATTTAATAATGCTGAAGCAAAAATGGAACGTTTCACTGCAAATTTTGGTATAACTAACGATATGATAGAAGACTGTGAATACAGCATTATGCAAGCCTGTATTACAGGTGCAGGTATCGCGATGGCAAAACAATCAAACGATAAAATCTGTGCTGTCCTAAAACGTGTAACAGGCACAACAGGATGGGGAACTAAAACAACTGAAGCCGCAGGCGCCGACACTACTACACCTACACAATTAGCGGCTTGCGCTCAAGAAGTAGCGGCAGGTAACCCTGCGGGAATCGGAATGTTCCGACCAAACCTTTTGGTTTGCCCGCCTGAAACATGGTGGGATGCGCTTGCAACTACGGCTGGGCATCCTGATATTCAACTTCCTAGAAGCATCATGTACAACGCTTGGTATGGTGGTCTAGATGTTGTTTGGGCAAACAGTAGTGAACTTGGCACTGTTTCCAGCAATAAGTTAACTAACGCGGTATCTATTGTAATGGAGAAGGAGGTTGGAATCGTTACGGCACGTAATAATTGGCTTCGCATAGAAAACTATAGTGACCCCGTTAAAGATTTGGCGGGTGTAGTGGTATCTGGGCGACAGGGTGTCGGGGAACTCGTAGACTCAGCAATCGGAGTATTAACGGAGACTTGAGAACTTGACCTTTGAAGAAATGCAAGTAACTGTAGATATTGAACTTAAAAAAAGTGACGAAGCAGACACTGTTGATGGAAAGAAAAAACATTTACTCAGAGCGATTAAGATAATGGTTAATTATGCAGAATCTTTAGGAGCGTAACCCCCCTTTTTTGAGGCTAAGGTAGTTTGTCCTAGGTGCGGTCAAGTTTGGACGGTGCAACAAGGAATGCCAGAGGCAGAATGCAACTGCCATTTATGGTGTGACCAAGGCAGTAAACCAAGCGACTGCAACTTAACCATGATAGACTCGCAAACAATCAATTGGGGGCACCCTACAAATATGGATGTGAATAGTGGAAATGAAGGCGAAGATATTGTACATAGAAAAGCATACTGTAATACCCACGGGATTTACTCGTATAAGGAACCAGTTGTAATAGAGGTGGATTGGACAAAATGGAAACAGACAAAAAAGTTGCCAAGCGCGTTAAAAGAAATACAAACCCGATAGAAACAACAGTAGTTTTTGGTGAACCAGACGCATACAGTGAAAAAGCATATCCCAAAGAGATAACGGAGATAAAAGTTAATGCCACGGAGCAACCTACACCGTCAGAAACGAGTACACAACCGACACAACAAATACCAGAAAGACCAATATTCACAAGCGAGAAAGAAGAATCTTACCGCCAACTACTACTTGAAAGACCGAACGTACCCTGCATCACGAACATTCAGGAAGCAATAAAGTTTGTTGGAGATTACCAGCGTTGGAACAACAAAGTGAAGTTAGCATTCAGGTAAAACAAGACGCTAAGACGTTTGTTGGTATCCCAACGGGTTATCCTAAACTTTATAGTACTTACTACATGGTAGCGGCACTTGCAAACCTTGATTATGACAACTTAGAGATTCATTGGGCAGTTACAGGATGTGAAGACTCACATTACGACGAGTTCAGAAACCGCTTATCCAAACTAATAGAGGCTGTAGAATGGCGCAAAGGCGTAACCAACCATATACATTATGTGCCTTTAACAAACGAGCAGAAAATGCGCAGTTACGGTCCAATACTGCAGAACAAAACTGTTTTACGTGACGCTTTCCTAGATAGCGACGCAGAATACTTTTTGTTGCTCGGTGGCGATAACCCGCCTCCTAGAGACGCAATTCGCCGCCTACAAAAACTGGACGCTGACGTTAGCATGGGCACTTGTTACCAAAGACCAGGGCAAGATAATGTTTGTGGTGTATACCCATTGGTGTGGCGTTTCATGTGGATGCTTAAAGAATTGGAGAAACTTAAAAATCTTGATCCGTTGGTACATGATGAACTACGTTTGGTATGGTTAAATTGCCCTCAACTTTTAAACGTTTGTTATGATCCAAAATGGAAACAGAAGCCAATCTTTAATGTTGCGGGTGGTGATGGGTGTGCACTCATAAAACGCAGAGTCTTGGAGCGTATAGATTGGGGTGTTGTTCCACCTGACGTTTACAACAGTGAAGATATTTATTTCATGACTGAAGCATTGTTTTACGGGTTTAGCACGGCGTGCGCGACAGACTTACACATCCCGCATTTGCACCCTTCAGGAATGATGTATTAATGGGTATGTCTGAGTTTATCGATAACCCACCGTTCCCAACGTTTACCCAGTTTGAAACTTCCACATACTGCAACGCTAAATGCCTTATGTGCCCACATAAAGACATGAAACGTAAAGGAACAGCATCCTACAGTGTAATAAACAAGATTATCCGTGAATCAGCACCTAAATCTGCAAGCATATGTCCTTTTCTGTATCAAGAACCATTCTTAGAACCACGTTTAACAAGCATCTTAGCGAATATAAAACAGAATAATAGTCAATGCCAAACCGTGTTGTACAGCAACATGAGTATTGCGCCGACAGAAACAATGCAGGCAATAGTAGATTATGACCTTTTGGATGAACTCCACATAAGTTTCTATGGTCCAACTGAAGAATTATACAGGAAATGGCAGCCTCCACTCGACCGCACAAAAACCGTTGAAAACATAAAAAGCTTCTTTAATTATCGGCAACAAAAAGGTAAAACTAAACCAATAATGATTTTGCATGTTTTGAATGTGCCAGAAATCTTGAAGCAAGCCGAAAACTATCATGACATTATCAGTTATGTTGACCAAACCGCTATAGTGCAGTTTGACACTTTCCATGGCGCAATCCCAGATTATGCAGGTGACCAATCCAAAACGCTTGGTGAACCTGCACTGCGTACTCCATGTCAAAGATTATGGACTGGTTTAAACGTTCATTTTGACGGGTCAGTCGTGCCCTGTTGCCTTGACTTTAACGATGAATATGTGGTTGGTAACGTGAAAGAGCAGACGCTTGAGCAGATTTGGAACGGAGAAAAATTTAGGAAAATACGTGAATTGCATAAGAACAAACAGTGGGGTACAATCTTAATGTGTAAAAATTGCAGAGTACATGAATACCAGTTTTCTAAAGAATGGGTAAACTATTGGAGTAAACAACCGTGAAACAGAAAACTTACAAGCAAATTCTCCAAGAATTAACATTGCCTTCAGACACGCCAAAAACGTTACCGTGTAAAATGTGCGGTGGCACCCTACATCAAATACGGGTTAACCCTTACGTTTGTTTTTGGACGCATAAAGGCGACGCAGACAACAAGAAATGCGCTGAAGCAAACAATGTTTTCAAGAAGCCTGTCATCGCCACAAGCATAAATTGGACAGGAAACAAAATAATGAAGTTATGGAGTGAAATGCATGATCCCCAGAATAAGTCCTGATGATAAAAGCTGTGTCACTTGCGGCTATTTTGATTTCGACCCATTCACGCCGCGGCTTAACCGTGAATGCCTCTATAAAGGCAAAATTTGCACTGAAGGCGGTAAATGTACAAGATGGAAAGACCCGCGAACGATCTGGCAACGATTGATAGGCAAAAAGATCAAGGTTAAGGCATTCACAAAATGACGCAAATAGCCTATTTTGAACAGTGGCAACACATCCCCGTGCAACCAAAAGATTGGCAAAACGAACCCGCCGAACTACAACACCCTGGACGCAAACGCGTCTTTGAACTCGTAAAAGCCAACAGCATAAACGTTTTAGAAGTTGCATGCGGCATCGGCATAGATTACCCACGTTACCATAACGTTGACATACAGTATTTTGGTGTAGACATCACACCTAAATTCATTGAAGAAGCCAAAAGGCGCGGTGTACCATGCCAAGTTGCTGATGCACGAGAACTTCCTTTTCCAAACGAAAGCTTCGATAGTGTATATTGTAAAGACCTGTTTATTCATTTGCCACCTAACATATGGAAAAACGTGTTAACTGAAATGGCAAGGGTAGCACGTAAGCAAGTTATTGTTTTAGATGACGCTTGGATTAACACTACAGAGTACCGTCCATGCGAAAAATACCAGTGTAAAGAAGGCGTCTTAACGTTTTATAATAACAGGTATGGTGAAAAGGAAATGCGGGTTTACGCTGAAACGCTTGGTTTAACCGTGACTACACAAGATGGTGGTAGCGTAAAACGAATCCATATTTTAGGCAACACCATAACACCTAACATTATGCATCCAAGCCAAATCACAATATACAAGGAAAAGGAGCTTTAAAAATGACTGCTTGTCAATTTGTAACAGATTTAAAAACGATTTTCGATGATTCACTAATCCTTGACGCAACAGTAGAAACCCTTGTGGACGCTGTAGTTGACGAGTTAAACCTGAATGGCTGCAACATCAGCAATATGGATGGAACCGCAGGCAGTAAAACAATAACTTTAACAAGTGCACAAAAAGGCGCGATACGTAGCATTTTCCGATGTATGTACGCAAGTTGGCATAAAAACGCCTCAAACCAAAACGCGGGTATATCTCCCTTAACTCTTTCAAACATTGATTTAATGAGTAACCCAGTAATTCTAAACATGATTAGGCAAGTAGCTAGTCAATTAATCGGTAGAAGTTTTAAACGGGCATAAAAATTTAAGGCTGTTTTTCATGTTCAAAAACAAATCCTTCATTTTAATAGTGGTATTGTTGCTTTTCGCCGTTTTTCTGGTAGCTACAGGTTGGACTGACAGCGATTGGCAAATGGTAAGTTACCGTTACAGTGAATGGCATCGTACAGTCGAATTCTGGGAGTATTCACCGTATTTGAAAGTTAATTGGTGGTTGGCTTGGCAAATAGATTTAGCACGGTTGCTTATGGGCAGTTTGATTCTTGGTTACTTGATTCGTGAGGTTCAGGCGAGGTTTAAACAGTGACTTGGCTTACAGGATGGTTGTATAGGCAACAGCATATTATAACGGCTGGCGTCGGGGCATCAGACAACTTTCAAATCCCCATAACTATACATTACAGTGCAGGCGCCAGCACAGACGGCGACATGTACTGCGATTCATTATGCAAGACTGATTTCGGCGACATAAGATTCACAAGTGCCGACGGCGAGACACTGCTTGATTACTGGGTTTACTCTAAAGTTGACAGTGATAACGCTGTTATATGGTTTGAAGTTGCAGGCGACTTAAACAGCGACCGAGTAATCTACATTTACTACGGCAACAACGCCGCCGTAAGCGCAAGTAGTCAAGCAAACACGTTTGTTGATGTATTAACAGGTGTGGAAGCCGCTTATCCCATGGAGGAAGCCGCTGGTGCAACAGTGGTTGACGAGTCAGATCATGGCAACGATGCAACCGCGACGGGAACCACGATTGTTGACGGAAAATTCGCGGGTAAAAAAGCAAGAAGCTTCAATGGTGCATCAGACCTTATCACAGTAACTGATGCTGACCAGTTAGATATAGTTAATCCTACAGTGATGGTTTACGCTAAACTGAATGTTGGAGGAGCATACCAACAGATTTTTAGTAAATATGGAATTAACGGTTACTCAGGGGTTTACTCGTTACGTGTAAACGACACAGACCGCGTTTATTCCGTGGTAAGTATAGGTGGCGTCGCGTATGCTCATATGACGGATTCAATTGAAGTTTTAACAACAACTGCTTTTAAGCATGTGTGCATGACTCATAACGGCTCCACCTTAACCAGTTACCTTGAAGGTGTTGTATCCGCAATCGTTGCAACCGTTGCAGTTGGAAACGTTACTGCAAGCGATGAAAACTTGATTATTGGCAGACGAGAAATAACAACTGATCCTAGCGAAATGTGGCTAAACGGGGTACTCTGCAACCTTATAATTTTAAGTGTCACGCCAACCGCGACGCAAATACTTAACTGCGCCAACAATTACCCCGACGCAACATTAGACGTGGGAAAAATTCTTGTACGCAAATATGCCACAACCACGCAACCATCACATGGAAGTTGGGCAGGCGTAGGAGGACCTGACATTTACACTGTATCCTCATCAACGGGGGGCTCTACTGTTCCAACGGGTGAGCAAATAGTAAACGCGGATTTAGTAGTTACCGCAACCGCTAATGCTGGTTACAGGTTTAATTACTGGCTGCTTGACGCCGTAAACGTTGGCGGCACGAACCTGTATACAATAGTTTTTGTAAGTAATGAATCTCACACGTTGCAAGCCGTTTTTATACAACAGTTCATTTTAACCGTTAACTCTTCAACTGGAGGCACTACAGATGTCGTGGGGGCTAACGTGTATGATATAGGCACAGTAGTTACTGTCACCGCAACAGTTACTGCGGGCACAAATTATTTTTTGGCAAACTGGGTGTTTGACGGCGTAAATATTCAATTGGTAAATCCTTACACTGCCACCATGGATAGCGCCCACACGTTAACACCTGTATTCTGGAACAGAAAACAACTGCTTATAGACATTATCGCAAAAATGGAGGGATACAGGGGCATAGAGACAGTGTTTACGTCTGGCACAACTGTGTCTGGATGGGACAATTTCAAAAGTCCACTGCGAGAAATAATCAAGAATTTGGAGAAATAAAATTATGACTGTAGCAACTTACCCGCCTGCGGTTCCACCTGCAAGTTGGAATCTTGTGGCTGCATACTTTAACCGTTTAGTAGCTATGGGCATCGACTGGGACGACATATTCGCTTACGTGAATGGTTTAACTGCGTCAGGCACCATAGCTTACCCGCACACTTACATTATCAGGGAAAACGCTGGCGTATACGAAGCAATAGACGGAACAGGACACTTAGCGTATGGTGGCGCAGATGATGAAGGCGGTGTAGATGGCGCAGTCGCTAACACTTTAATTCAAGGCGTACTAACCAACGCCGTAAATGGCGACGTAGTCATTTTAAAGAAAAGAATAGGCGGCTACCAAATAGATGTCCCTTTAGAAATCACTGATAAAGCTATACATTTCGTTGGTGAAACAGGCGCATTAAATTACCGTGACAGCGGCGCATACCTCACTAGTTCAACATTAGATAGCGACTACTATATTAAAGTCATAGCCGCAACCCAAAACATATTCGGCGGCAGCATAAGAAACATCAACTTTTTTAATTCAACCGTTAGCACCCCGCAATATGGCATTTTGCTTCAAGCAGCCGCTACAACACCAAAACCGATAGATGGCTTCACAATAGAAAACATAAGAAACAGTTACCTGCATCGAACAGTAACCTTAGACGGCTATACGAACTTTAACAAAATCCATAATATCCACATTGACGATTTCAACGCTTCCTTCTCAGGCGAATACGTAGTAAAACTTGAAAAAACAAATGATGCCATCGAAAGTTACTGGGCACCCAAATTCAACATTTTCAACGGTATATTTGTTAATGCAGCTGTAAGCGGAAGTGAATTTACTGATATAATTAATTTTGACTGCATTCGCGCCTGTTACAATGCTGTAACAAACTTGAAAATAATCGGTGTCATCCATAATAACAGCGTAATTTATATTGCAGGCGACAGTAATTATTTTGAAAAAATTCATGTGCAAGACGCAGTTGACGGTGGCGCATTGCAAGGCTTAATTATAATCGAGAAAAAAGACGGTCCAGAACCGCCTTTGCCGTTGACAGCTAACTATGGCGGTTTCGGAAACATTATACGTGACTTTCTTTCTGGGGCAACAATAGGAACCCCAAGCGTAAAATATGTTGGTAGTCCATTCAACAATGATGTTGAAATTCAAGGGTTCACTACAAATATTATTCTCGCAGGCACCGCTGGAATAAATAATCATGTACATATTAACTATGGAAGTCATTACGCCACCAATGGAGGAGTCGTAAATAATTGGACCATCACATCAATAGCTAATGTGAAATTAACAGGGTTACGAACAGAAAACGACGGCACAAGCGAAGGCACAGGGGCACAACAAACAATTGCGCATGGTATGGCTATTACGCCTAACCGCATTTCCTTCAGCAATATTGACGATGGCGCAAACCCATACCAGAGTGCTGCGGCTGACGCGACAAACATTTACGTTACAGCCGTCAACGGGTTAGATTACTTGTGGAAAGCGTGGATGGGGGTTTAAACACTTTGGCCAGCGGACATGTTACACGTAGAGAACTTAATGTTGCCACTCGCACCTACACGGAGTCAACTATTGAAGGCATCATTGTGTCTGGCGGCGGCGACGTTTCAGGTTTACCATTAGGCAATAAAGCAAAATACGCTAAAACCTTTTTCACTCCAGACGTAATTTATGAAGGCGACCAAATTGAAGACGTTTTCGGCGACGTCTATGAAGTGTTGAATGTCGAAAAAATACCGTTCCTTGACATGTTTAGTCATTACGTTTGTGAGCTGCTTTTAACTACAACGGCAACTTTAAAAACTTTAACTTTAGGTGTTCAAGACACGGTAACAGGCTACTATGCTAAATCATACGCGAATTCAACAGTAACAATGAATTTGGCGCCTAAAGGTCAAAGTCACATTCAAACAGTGTTGGGTTACTATAACAAGTATGAATATTCAGGCTTAACCGGCGCGGTGGTTCATGAAGGCGACCAAGTAACTGACTTTGACGACTACACTTACGAGATTAAACAAGTCTCGTATTATCCGACTAAAAGATTAACTGCTTTTTCATATGTAGTGTGCGCTTTAACTAAGACGGTGTTTGCTAATCGTCCAACAACAAGCGGCACATGGCATTTAGACAGCGAATCACTACGCACTGACCCACGTTACAGGCATAAAAGTTACCTTGACACTTATTTGACTGCGGTAAACCTGAAAAAAGACAACGGCGCGTTTGCCACCTACATTACCTGTTTTGACGGCGCAGACTACTCGATTACCCAAGTGTTTTTAACTAAAGATGTAGATTTAGTTTTCAGCGTCGGTAAAGAACAGGCAACAGTTAAAACGGATTATCTGCATGAACCTTACGCTTTCATTGAATCCGTGCCTATAACGGTTTCAGCCATAAACAAGTCTGGAATAACAGCCATCAACCTTATTGAACAGGCAGAACAGGAAATACGCCACATAATTTCAGATCACCCGTTAGGTAGCATCCGAGAAATATCCAACACGAAGCCTGTTGAGGTTGATTTAGGCGAAACCAAACTGTACAGTTCCACCGTGATAGTACGATACACGCGGGTAAACGACGACTACACGCCAACTGTGCCAGTTATCAGTTATGGTGAAGGCTTCATTTACGAATGCGACAGACTCTCAGGCGGCACTGAAGGATCATGGACAGAAACAGAAGATGGATCAACAGGAACATCCACTATTCTCAGCGGAAACGATTATTTAGACTTAAACGTCAGCGCTGCAGTAGGCAACAAAATATATTATGTTTCAAACGGCACAAACCTTGGTTTACCAAGCAACACTTACACTCGCGCACGCATACGATACTACACTAATGGTCCTGGAGCTAAAGTTGAACTGGTTTTTAGTGATGCGTCAACTCAAACGTTGATGGCACTAATTAACTCTGCAACTTTTGATGTTGAAGATGTTGCAGTAACGGCGGGTAAAATTATTGATCATATCCGATTGTACGCTAATGGCGCAACAGGACATGTTTATTACGATTTTATAGAAATCTACAAAGGCAACTATACTTTTCCTAACTGCATTGATTTGAAGCCACCACATTTAACTTTAGCAGACGCTAACCTTATGCCGTTTGGAAGCGTCGGGTCAAGAACGCAGAATGGCGGTGCATTGGACGCGGAAATACGGTTCACTTGCGATTTAGATATGGAACCAACTGCTTTAACATGGAAAAGACCTCAAGTAATCACGTCAAAAACTGATTATAACAATAAAGACATTTTGGAAGAATTGCACCAGAGTAACGCTACCACGGAACTATGGCATTGGCTAAACTACGGTGAAGGACAAATCAAAACGCGCCTTGTTGACGTCTCACCCGATTACAGTAGCGATGGGCACCGAGTAGTTTTAACTTTCCGTGAGTATTGCCATGGAAGCAAAGCAGGCGAAACATATGTTCAACGGTTCGGACTTGACTTATAATGAGGTTGAATAATTGAGTGTTGCTGACCTCTACAGAAACGACGTTTACAAAGACTGCATTCAATACATTTTTTCATGGCACAACTATGGCGATGCTTGCTCTGAATGCCAATCTTTAGGCGGTCACACATGGAGCGACCAAAGTATTTACCAGAACACATTATGGGATATGTTTTACGGTGACATTTGGGACTTAAACACGGACACTTCCTTAGCGCATCTCCACTGTCGATGCCGTGTTGAAGTTCGCATGGTTGTCGATTGGGCAAAAGTAAAAGAAATAAATCAACTATACAAAATAGTGCAGTCAACAGAAAATTCTATTCAAAATCCATCTGAACCGTTAAACGAGTATAAAGGTGATGAATTGTCAAGCGTAACTGAATTAAAAAACGAGTTAAACACAATTACCAGTCAAATTAACACTTTAAGCGAAAAAAGCGATAAAACAACCTTGAGTCTACGTGAAGAAGTTAGAACGTTAAACATGGCTACCATGATGTTACAACGCAGTTTCGGCAACGAAAACGTCGATGTAGTCATGAATAAACTGCAGTCGCTTATCGCTTTAGCCATGAGAACACGGATGGCATTGTATGCTTTAGAAGCGGCGTCTGGACCGTGGGGTTGGCTGTATGCAGGTGTCAGTATTGGCGCTGTCGCAGTAATGGGTTATGATACTATCAGGGGGACTTGAAAACGGTTTCTTACATGAGTATGCCTCAAAACAGAGTCACTTTAGGCGGTGCCGCATCAATAAATAATGCTTTAGAAATTCAAGTAATAATGATTGAAAACGGCTTTGACACTGCAACAATCACTTTGCCAGACACTAAAAGCGCAGGATACCCAACAATCACACAGGGAGTTACCGAAGTTATCGAGGTGAAAGACGCATCAGATGCATCCTACACTCAATTAAGCAATGGTATAGTAAGATTTCCAATTCTTCCATTATCTGGCGCAAACGAAATTATGATTTTGAAATGTGACGGCGCAGGCTACGGATTAGGCGACTTAGTGGTAGCGCAAGAATACGGCGAACAAAGTGCAAACGCAGATGTAGTTAACCCAGATGGCGACTGCACAATACTCGAAATACTAACAAACACCAATCATGGCATAATTACTAAATGGGTAAACCATTACATGGAAACCACAAACGATACAGGCTTCAACTACACCGTAGACCATATTGAAGACATCGTGGTTGATTCAATCCCATACATTATTTTTCCATATAAACCAGCAAACAAATGCATAGATGACCTATGCGATTTAATCACGGCACAACAAGCAGGAAATGCAGGACCACACTGGATAGTAACAACAGACAACCAATTTATACTTAAATCAATCAATCAAAGCGCAACCCACTGGACAAAATATTACGGCAACAACCAAGCAAACGCGACTTTAACACAAGGCTTAGACTTCTTAGAAGAAAACTTTGAACCAATGGGACCAGAAGCAAACGTAATAATCTACGGCGGCGCATGGCGAAGACCAAGCGGCGGCGACGCATGGACAGAAACCAAAGCGACAGAGTGGGGTTCCTCTGAAGGGCACTTAACAATAAGTGACACAAACACAAAAAACATTGTTGGAAGCAAAAGCCTAAAAATAAACCAAGACGACGGCGTAACCCATAAAGACTTAATAGCCTACTATCCAAGTACGCAAGATGCTGCATGGGACTTCACATCATTCGGATCATTCCAAACTCCAACCTTAAACTTTTACCTACTACGTAGCGCAACCATGACCGCCTTTAAAGTTTTCTTAGTAACATATGGAGTCGGCGGCGGCTCAGTATACCAAGATTTAACCGTTGACGAAGACGATAAATGGTTCCATTTCAGCCTACCAATAGGACCCCAATACGTCACTTACGTCTGGGGAGGCACATCAGGAAAATGGAGTGTAGGCGCAGGCACAATAAACTGGGCGCAAATAGACGAAATATACTTTTCGTGCAATGACGCTGAACATGACGAATACCTATGTATTGACGGCTTACATTTTGGCAACACCAACGTTTGCCGAGTAGCCCGCGACCAATGGCCAAGCGAAGGCGGCACACTCGGGCAACCAACCAACACAGTGAAAACCAAAACTATCACTGATGACATAGGAAAAGATGACAGTTTAAAAGCCACTGACGATTCAGGCTTTATGGCGCAAATGGCACTTTCAGAACTGTTGCGACTTAGAAAAACCGTTACTGTAGGCTCAATCACTGTTCCCATGATTAAAGATGCATTGCCTGGTCAATGGTTTCATATTCACGCAAAAACAAAAGCTGATGGATCATTCGCAATCGATAAAGACATGCGTGCCACTAAAATAACTCAGATTATTCAACCTTCTGGGTATACATCGAAATTGGAGTTAACGGATGATTTAACGAACAGTCATGCACGACCAAGATATGAGGATACGAATAAGATTTGGGCTGCGACACGTCCTGAATGGCAAGACCGTCAAGCTTCCAGTATGAAAGCAAATAACTTAGATATTCGCATTACTCGTCTAGAAAAAGCTTATGCGTAATATTC